AAGTGCGACCAGAAAGTAAAAACTTTGACTATTGGTTTTCTTGTAGTAATATTCTATGTAAAAATCATAGTGGTGGAGGTTCTTATGGATATTATTATGATGATTGGGTGGATGAGAAATGAAATCCTTCAGCATTAATACCAAGGAGTTGATTATTGATTATGACTGAACCAACTGACGAACAACTTGATGAACTCTGGGATGAGATTGGAGGTTATTACAATCTTTATCCTGAAGTTAGAAATACTGTCCGTGAGGCACTTCATCGTTGGGGAAATATTGGGGATGAGGAATGACTTACGAAGTTCAAACTTGGGATGACGTAGATAAAACTGTGTATTATGAAACCGTAAAGGATGCTAATGATTATGAGAATGCTCGTGATATAATTGTAGAGAAGTATCCAAATCGTAAAGTAATTGCTGTGATTAGAAAATGACTGAAAGACTAAATCACAAACTTGATATAAGTAAAATCAAAACCATCAAAGATATAAAAAATGTCTTTGATACTATGAATTTGGTTGCTTCTATGAGTGAAGATAATGAACAATATGAGATTGCAAAAGAATACTTCACCATTCCTTATGTTGCTCCTGAACTTGTTGGATTTAAACTACCACGACAATCATTAGAAGAAATTCAACAGGAATGTGAAGAGAAGTTTGATAAACATATTGAGAGTATCAAGCATAAGTTTGCTGAACTCAAATGTCATCAAGAGTATCTTTACAATCAAAGGTTCAATAGAATTATTGAGGACTTTGAGTATGCGAAGAAGAACGGACAATTCCCACTAAAACCTAAATTTACTATAGGCACTACTCTTTCTGCGAATAGTAATATTACTTCCACTTTTGTAATCAAACAAGGAAATAAACACGAAGGGTATTATACAATTGGAAATGGTTATTTGAGGTTTTATATGCCTTATAAACCAAATGCTATTACTCGTTGGTTTATGAATAAATGTCTTTCTATTAGATGGGTGGATGAGAAAAATGACTAAACTATCAGCAGCAGACCTTATGGTAATTCACAACACTCTTTATAAAAGTTTGAGTGTCGTTGGAAATAGTATTTGGACACAAGAAACCAGAGAAAGAGTTATGGATAAGGTGTCTATTATTATGGAACAAATGAACGCAGAAGTTGTCTGTGGTGATGTAGAACCTATTGTTGTAAGTGGAGATGTGGGAGGATGACCCACCCATCTTATTGTTGTCCTAAATGTGGAGATATGATAGGATATATTGGAAGGCTCTTTCAGTTTCTTCGTGTTCCATTACATCGGTGTAAGGACAGTTGAAGAACTGGCACAGGGGATGCTCTGGGTGCCTCTGTGGGTGGTATGATACTCTCATACACAAAGGAACTCCAAATGTTTGATGCCTTTACTGATTATCCCATTCCATCTTATGGTGATATTGGGGGAGAAAAAGCACCTATTCGTAGAGCAAAAATCCTGACTTATGATGGAAATAAGTATTGTGATGTGCTTGTCTATCAAGTAGATGAATATGGTGATTTGAGAGGAACTGTTGTGAATTTCAAGCAGTTTTATCTCTATAAAAATGAAGCACGACTTGATGATGGCATTCAATTTACTGATGAAGAACTGAAAACTCTTCCTTGGACTGAAATAGGTTCTCCTCACTTTATTTGATATAATACTCTCATACACACAGACACCTGATGACTGAACAAGAACTTATTGAACTCTGGGGTGATGGAACCCAGTTTGGAATGAATACTCTTGGTGCTGGTGTTATGACTGGTGCTATGAATAATGCCTTTCGTGAGGTTGCTGTAAAGTTTGCTCTTGTAGTTGCTGATAAAGCATATGGTATTGGTTATGATATTGGGGCAGGTGATGAGTATGATAGGGGATATGTTGATGGTGTGGAAAGTGTAAGGTCTGGTGTTCTTGGAGATTGAAATGACTGCCTTCACTTACAAAGGATACGGACGCATCTACACTAATCCCGAAAACATTCAAGAGGTAGAAAACATCATTCAAGAACTTGATGAGTTTGAGTGGGGTTATTATTCAGGAGGACTTGTAACATCTTGGGATAGGTATCCAAATGTTGAGTATGTTGGTAAGTTTGAACTGAATGAAGACAAGTTCAAACAAATCTGTAAAGAACGAAACATTCCTGTTTTTGTCTTTAATGCTTATGATAATGACTATCCTCGTGGTTATGTTAAAACTTTGAATAGAGAAGAAATTAAACAACTTTCTTATGGAGAACTGAAATGACTAACGAAGAAAAACTCACACTTCTCCTCAAGGTTCTCAAAGAAGTAGCAGAGGTAAAACACTGCTATGAAGGTCTATTTGGAGATGATTATACTCCAAGTGCTGGTAGTTATGATGATGCCTTTGAAGATGGTTGTGCTTATGGTGAGATTACCTTTGCCCGCACTATGTTAGAATGTATTGGTGAAAAGTTTGAATACCCTTGTATGAAAGAAAATGACTAACAAACTAAAATTCACACAAGTATCACGAGTGATTGACCCTAAGACCCGTATTCATTATCTTGATGCGATTGATGAATATGGGAATCATTGGATGGCACAGATGGAGCACGACACAGAGAAATGGTTGTGTTTTAGTAGAGTATGGTATCAAGACGCACAACAACCTGTACAACTATGAAACATCCTGCAAACAATTGGGACTTTGATGATACAATTGAAGACGCATTTGTTGATTGGTTTCACGACCTTTATGGTGGTTATTCACTTCGTAGTGAGCACTTCTTTGGTGATTGCGAGGTAGAGGATGTGAATACTCGTAAGGATTTGATGTATAAGTGGTTGCACTCTGCGTTTGTTGTGGGGTATAATATGGGAAGAATGGAAGGATTTGAAGTAGGACTGACGAATAATGAGTGACTTAATCTTCAAAACAGATGGAGAAGAAAACTTTCGCATACCTTCACCATTTTCAAATAATTATTATGATTTGCCGAAAACTCCTAAAACTAAACTTGAAGTAAAGAAAATGACTGATATTGAAAAGACAGAAGCAGAAATCAAAGTGCTTCAAAAGAAACTGGAACTCCTCAAAGAGATTGAAACACATAAATCTCAACCCAAAATGACTTTTGATTATGGTGGAAAGTTTGAGATTGTCTCTTATAATTATGAGGAATATCTTCGTCTTGAATTTAATGATGGAAGTCATAATTGGTCTAAGAGAAAGCATACTGTTGATGGTGTGGTAATGGTTGCTATTACTGATGGTGAAACTCTTCGTCTGCTTGAAGGTGTATGGTTTAATGATGTGAAGAAGGGGAAGTATGATGATGAAGTAGATGAAGTGGAGTGGGATGAGAAAGAGTTAACTCCAAATCTTCAAAAAATTATTGATAAAATGATAGAGGAACGCAAATCTCAAAAACTTCGCAATATGCTAAAAGTTCAACTTGATTTTGATATTATGGTTTGTGATGATATTGTGTCGGTTGTTGAGGACTGGTTGCCTGACCCGCAAAGTGCTGCTGGAAGTCAGAATGTAGATACAGAACTACTTGTAGATGGATTTAATGATTGTTTGCGTAAAATCAAGGAGATGCTACGATGACTGAACGAAACCTAAAACAACAACTCCAGTATTCTTACTATGAGGATATGGAGGATGGTAGAACAATTGAAACGATTGATTATGATGCCTTGATTGAAATTATTGATGATTTGTATGATAAAATTGAAACACTTCAAAGAGATAATGAATTTCTAAAATCTTATGCTTGGGAACGATGAACGATGATATGCCTTGGGTTAATCTCACACAAGAAGAAGTAGAAGAACTCCGCAACAAAAAACACGAACTCACTGAATACGGCAAACAGAGGTTGAGAGAACTTATGAGCAAACCTATTCAAGCAAAAGTATCCACAGAAGATTTCAATAAAGTTATGGATGCTATCAAAGAGAAAGAACTCACGCACGAAGAAATGCTAGAAGAAGCAGCACGAAGAGAAGCAGAAAATAAGGCACTTGCTGCTCTTGACGAACTTTATGAGAAGCACGGTGATGCTATGTTGAAACTTGCTGAGATTGAAAAAGATGAGTGGGAACGTAGAGAACGTAGTGATACTGTGCTGGCACGGTATAATGCCTTCTATAATGATGAGTGTTCTGGTATGCCTCACGGGACACCAATCACACCAGAACATATGCAAGCAATGACACTGGAATGTATGGTTGATGCTCTCCGTTGCGAGAATATGAATGTGGAGTATAATTCTATTGCTATTGATGATATTAAGGATTTGATTGCACGATTGTATCAACAGAGTGATGAGTTTCTTGAAAGAGTGAGAAAGAATAATGAAATTTGAAACTCAATCAAAATGGGAAGATTTCCTTGATGGATTTCGTAATGTCCTGTATATTCTTGACTGTTATGATGACGGTGATGAATGGGGTTATGGTGAGTTCTGGGAGAGTTTGAGTATTGGATGGTTTCAGGAATATATTTTTCCTTATGATGACCCATACAATCTAACTATCAGTCCAGAACGTAGGTTGAGATTGGGACAAAAACCAGAAAGGATTATTGTATCCGCAGAAGCATATGATGAACTTGTGCGACGAATCAATGAACCACCAGACCCTGCTGTGGTGGAGAGAATTAAAGAACTTATGAACAAACCTGCACCTTGGGATGATGACTGAAAAAGATAAAATATACAAAAATGTCTGGTCTTGTGCCTATCGTCGTCGTTATGCTGCGAAACTCAAACAAGATTGGGAACTGTATAACCGTGAACACCAAACTTTGCTGATGTGCCTTAAAATAGCAAAGTGGAATCAATTTGATACAGAAAAAAGAAACTACTTAAAATGACTTCAACGTTTAAACAAACTTGTGATAAACCTTATAATCGCCACGATTATAAGGTTGTTTTTGGAGATGGCAAAGAAGTCATCTTTGATAACTATGAGGATGTCCAACTCACTTGGTTTCAAAATGGTGGAAACTTTTTGAGTCATATTGAAGTTTTGGATAAAAGGAAAAGCAAAGGATTTAAATGACAAACTTTACCCATGAACAATATAAACTGATTTTTACTGCGGTTCGTTGGTATCAGTTTGAGAAAACTGTACTGGAAAGCAAAGAGTATCAAGAGTGTGGTGAGATACTTGACGAACTGTTTTATTCCGTGTATACTCAACGTGTTGAGCAACCTACCTGATGGCATCTAACGAAGAAGAATTTCCTTTTGATCAATTTCCTTGGAAACTTGTTTACCAAGATGGAAAAGAAACTCGCAAATGTTACTTTGATAGTGAACATAATCGCCAAAAACACATTGATCGTTACAAACTAAAAAAGAAAGATGTCAAACTTGGTTACAAATTTGAAGAATAACTATGACTAAAAGAGCACTTATCACTGGTGGTGCAGGTTTTATCGCACACCACTTGATTGGACAAGTATTAAAGAATACTGATTGGGAAGTTGTTACACTGGATCGTTTAGACTACAGTGGTAATCTAAATCGTCTTCATGATCTAATGCTTTCTTTTGATGTTGAAACCCGCAAACGTGTCAAAATTGTACATCATGATCTGAAAGCAGAACTTAATCCACTTGTTCGATCTGAAATTGGTTCTGTTGATTATATTCTCCATCTTGCTGCTGGTTCTCATGTTGACCGCAGTATCGAGTATCCTATGGAGTTTGTGCTTGATAATGTAGTTGCAACCTGCAATATTCTTGAGTTTGCACGTATTCAAAAGAACAATCTTGAAAGATTTGTTTATTTCAGCACCGATGAAGTGTTTGGTCCTGCACCAAATGGTATCAAATACAAAGAGAATGATCGATATAATTCTACCAATCCTTACAGCGCAACTAAAGCGGGTGGTGAGGAACTTGCAGTGGCATATGAGAATACCTATGGTCTTCCCATTTATATTACTCACACGATGAATGTGTTTGGAGAGCGTCAACACCCTGAAAAATACATTCCAATGTGTATTCGTAAGATTCGTGACGGTGAAACTGTGACCATTCATAGTGATAGCACTCGTACTATTCCTGGTTCTCGGCACTATATTCACGCCGAAGATGTTGCATCTGCTGTCCTATTTTTGGTAAATTATGAGGGTGAGTTTGAACCTACTTGGGGTAATGCTAAATGTCCTAAGTTTAACATTGTTGGAGCGGAAGAACTTAACAATTTGGAACTGGCACAAATCATTGCCGAATCCCAGGGAAAAGAATTGAAATATAATCTTGTAGATTTTCATTCTTCGCGCCCAGGTCACGACTTGCGTTATGCCTTGTGTGGTGATAAAATGAAGCAACTGGGATGGGAACCTGCCAAATCTGTTCGGGAACGTATCGCAGAAGTAACTAAATGGACTCTTGAAAACGAACGCTGGATTACTCTATGACTGAACGTACCTTTGTAGATAAGAATAATAATTCTTGGTATTGGGAAGAAACTCCCGAGACCATTGAAGCACTCAAACAACTCCATGAAACTGTAAAAAAAGTAAATGATAGAAAAGAAACTAATTGATGATGTTTTCTACGTTGAACAGAAAAAGTATGGACTCTGGTATTCCACTGACAAGGATGGTAATGGACTTATCACCTCTCTCACTGAAAAACAGTGTATCTCAGCGACCCGTTACTATCTTAAACTCAGGCAAGAAAATCAGTTTGAATCCCAAAATAATGAAGAAAATGTAAGTAAGTATTCTGGTAGTATGGATTATAAACTATAAATAATAATGCTTTTGTTTGTGGTTATTCAGAAGCAAAGAGTGGGAGCAGAAATGCTCCTTTTCTTGTATAAATACTATTACCACAAACAAAAAGCAGATGGAATACTACACTTACGCTTATTTGCGTGAAGATGGCACACCTTATTACATTGGTAAGGGTAAAAGTGGTAGAATCTTAGAAAAAGAAAGACATAATGTAAAAGTTCCGCCAAAAAATAGAATAATATATCTTATTATGGGTTGCAAAATTTCAAAAAAACTGGTAAAATTTTACCATGTTGTAAAGGGTGGAAAGTTTTTACTAATGATTAAAATTGACTTCCGCAACATAATCGGACATTACTCTTTAGAATTTCCAGCACATGATTCCACCACTGCCTGGTATGAATGGAATATGTATGTTGAATGTTGTGAAAGTTTAAATGTTCAGGGTCAACCAAACTGGAATCGTTTTATGCGATATAGAAATTATTTGAAAGAGGTTGGTGTATTGTGAGTGATTATTGGTTTCATAAAAAGTGGGGACTTAAACCAAATGTTCCTGTCGATGATATCTATGATCGACTGGTTGAACTTGAAAACCGAGTTCTCAAACTGGAGGAAGAAAATATAGGGTTGACCAATGAACTTTATCGCATGGAAAATTCTCTTGATGCTCGTATAGATATTCTTGCCGAGCATATGAGAATTGATTTCGATGTATGATTTAGACGACTTCGAAAAAGCACTTGCACATTTTGGAACCAGAGTTGATATAATCATTGCACTGGAAATGGGAGGAAAATTAGATGCTGACATTGCTTACAAAAATATTAAAACTGAACTTAAAGAACTCAAAAGAATCAGAAAGTCTATCAAAAAAGACAAGGATTTGTGATAAATGTGGTGAAGAAAAACCATTGAATGCTGATAACTTTCAAAAAGTAAAACATTTTCGTGAAGGATACTCTTATTACTGCAATGAATGCTCAAAACCAAAATCCAGGGAATGATTCCCTAAAAATAACACAAAATGAGGATGGATCCTTCACAATGGATTGGGATAAGGAAGATCCTAATTGGAAGTGGTTGAATGGGTTGACTTCAAAGGAAATTCAGGTTATTATGGAAGAAGCAATCAAGGACTTTACTAATGGACTTTGACTACAAAAAGTATTCACTTGAAAAACTTGAAACCTGGGTGCATGATGCTGTAAGTGGTGATGCATCCCCGCAAGAAATCTATGATGTCATCAAAGGTGTTGTAGATGGGCAGTATCATTACTATAAGCATCACACTGGTCGTTGCTATGAACTACTTACACTCCTGAATGGTAATGGTAAGGGTCATATTGAAGGTTATGATGAGTATGTTAAGGGGAAAGAAAACCTTGTATGTGATAAGGAAGATTCGTCACCAGAATGTAAAAGGTCTTGGACTTCCTTCTGGGAAGAAAATTATTACCCTGAAGAATATAAAAAAAATAAAGTAATCAAATGGCAACTTCCTGTTCAACTTGATGGTTTGACTGGAGATTGTTATGTAAATTTCCCTGATGATCTTCTGGAAGCAGCAAACCTAAAAGAAGGTGATAAAGTTGAATGGATAGATAATGGTGATGGGTCTTATCTTCTCCGTAAAGTAGTACAACCCCTGGGAATGGATGACTGTTAATGTTTGAATTTTTATTGTGTGGATATAATATTGTTTGCCATTTAGATAGTATTGAATCTAAAATCAATAATTCAAAATATCATAAAGACGTAGAACAACTCTGTTACTACTTTGAAGGGCAAAATGTAAAACTGCCCGACTATTGCTTTTATAAACCTGAAATTAAAAAACCTAGAAGGAGAAGTGAATTTTAATGGCACTATCACAATCAGTTGAAGAATCTTTGAAAGAAGCAGAACAATCTCTGCGTAACGCACTAGCATATGCTGCTCGTCAAGAACGTCCAATGGTTTGTAGTACAATTGCTGATATGATTTCTCGTATCGACAATGTGATGCACACTGACGCACTGTTAGATAAACTTGAAAATCGTAAATCTGGTGACTCTGGTTTCTTTGGAACTATCTTTGGTGAATAATGACTAAACCTAATGAACTTGGAAAGGTACTACAAGGTTGGTGGGATTCTGATGCTTGCAAACAACTTCAAAAGGATAATGAAGAAGCAAAACAACGTGCAGTAGGAAAGTATTTTATGCTTTCAGAATCTGATAAGATGGATATGGTTCAAGCAATCTGTTACATTATGTGTAAGGCAGAGAGTGAAGGAACTTCTCATCGTGGTCTTCAAGATTCACTTGGAATCTATCCTGCTGGTTTCTGGGTAGATCATTTGATGGATGTTCACAATGCTCTGTGGTCTTATTATCACGATCAAAAGAAAGAAAAAGAATTTAAAGATGATCTAGATACTCTTGATAATTTCATTAAGTAATGTGACACGATCCCAAAGAAAACATTAAGTTTCTAGATAGTTGTGTATTGAAATGCTAATATTGAGAACCAACGCAAGAAACTTATGACCCTCGCAAAAACTGGCACCGAAGTTCTTACAAAAGAAGAATGGGACGAACTTGTTGCACTTAAAGATGCTATTACCTACGCCCCACAATCAGTTTCTGCGGAAAAAATGGAAAAATTTACAGAATTAATGGTTCGTTCACTTGAAGGTAAGTGTGATCCCCCACCCCCAAAAAACTGGAGAGGTTATACTTTAAGTGAATAGAAAATAAATATATCATCACGTTACAAAACTATGGATAACATCGACCAACACATTCAAAAGGATGTGGATCTCCTAAATGATCCGACAATTTCTCCACAGTCTAGAAGGCATACAGAAGAAGAATTAGAAGCACTTAAAGTTTATAAAGAACATCATCCAGAAGACTCGCACGATCCTACAGCATTGGAACTCTATTGTGAATTACATCCTGGAGCATTAGAATGTAGAGTCTATGATGATTGATAGCATTACCCCTTGCGTTTTTGTGTAAGGGGTTTTATAATAGAAGCATACTTTGATTTAAGATATGAGTGACTTTGATGTAATAATTGGTAATTTTCCCTATGGCAACTGTGGACAACTTGCCATTGATTTTCTTATCAAATCTTCTTTTCACATCAAGAAAGATGGTTTGATTCTTGAAATTCTACCAAATTCTCTTCGTAAGACATCAGTTCAAAATAAAATAATCAAGGGTAATCCATATATTCATTGTGTAAATGATGTTGATTGTGATGAGAAAACATTTCCACAAGGTATTCATGCATCGATTCAATCTTGGTCTTTAGGTGATAAACCAAGAGCAATCATAAGAGAAACTACAAGTCATCCTGATTTTGAGTTTTTAACTTATGAGACTCGACATCGTGCAAATCTTGTAATCATTCGAACTGGTAATGCTGGCAAGATGTTTACCGAAGACTTTGAGAAATATTTACCAAAGAGTACTACACAACTTGATCATTACTTTATCAATGCAAGAGATGATAAAGTAATTGAAACACTATTGACCTTAGAAGAAGAATTGATTAAACTTAGTGCAAATACAAATGGAAGAAATCACGTTTCAAAAGGAGAAATCTGCGACCTCTACGAAAAACAAAAAGAACAAACACAACAAGGAAGTTGGTTCTTCGGTTGAAAGATCTGATGAAAGAATCAAGGTAACCCAAGAAGTATTCACACCTCTTGAAGTTTGTAGGCAAATGGTGGGGAGTTTGCCAGAAGAGAAGTTAAAGAACCCAAATTCTAAGTTTTTAGATAATTCTGCTGGTTCTGGCAACTTTATGATTTCTTTGCGCGATAAATTGCTAGAATATCATAATCTGGATCATATTCTTAATCATATGCTGTATGCAATTGAGTTGATGGAAGATAATCACGCCGAAATGTGTGAAAGATTGGGCGTGCCCACAAATCACCCTCACTATGTCTGCCACGATGCTCTCACTTATGATTACAGTTTCGGTGAAAACGTTGGTGTTGAAAGGTATTTTCAATGAAAAATAAATCAAAGGATCTGGATAAGTTTTATACTCATCCAGATATTGCAAAACGATTTGTTGAGATCATTGATCAATATTGTCCACTGGATAAATTTGATTTAGTTTTAGAACCATCAGCAGGTTGTGGTAATATATTAAAATATCTTCCTGATAGTGCTGTAGGTTTAGATTTAGAACCTGAAGCGGATAATATTATCAAGCAAGATTTTTTTAACTATGTTTCACCATATCATCCTCTACTGAATAATATTAGAATTGCTTGCGTGGGAAATCCACCATTTGGTTCTGGTTATATGAATCCATTGGCAAAGGCATTTTTTAATCATGCTGCTACATTCAGTGAAGTAATCGCATTCATTGTGCCTGCAAAGTGGCAAACATCATGGAAAGTGCAGTTTCAATTGGACAAATCTTTTGGTCTTTATTTCACAGAACTGTTACCAAAAAATAGTTTTGTTTTTAATGGAGAACCCTATGATGTCCCTTGTTGTATGCAGATTTGGTCTAAAGTTCAATTAGGTAATCATAATGACCTAAGAATAAGAGAGAGACCACCCACAAAGCATAATGACTTTGAGATGTTTTTGACTTGTGATAATGTTCCTAAACTGCCCACAATTCGAGAACAAATTAAAAATCAAGAGTATTGGGACTTTGCACTCAAATACTGGGGTCAAATACGTGTTTGTGAATTTAGTGACGTACCACCAGAAACTACAACACATTATCTCATTAAATCTAACAAAGATTATGTTCGATCTATCTTTGAGCAAATTGATTGGAAAAACTATGTGTCTAACATGGGTGCCCCAAATGTAGGTGGAAAGTCTTTGTTAATCAAGGCATATACAGATAAGAAGAAAGAATTGAAAATTGTAGACTGATAAAATATTTTTATTGTAGAGGGGTTGACACCCTCTTTTTTGTGCCATATAGTGTATTCGTGACGTTGAGAGACCAACTTCACACCAAATCTATTGGAGTTAATTATGTCTTACCTTCCTGAACTTCTTCCTGAGTATCGTATCAATCTCAGTCAAGAATTGTCTATTCAGGAGTTTCTTAAGTACGGATTCTACAAGATTGCTGATGCAGTCCTGAAACCTGAAGAGAGGTTCATCAAGAATCCTGAAGTCAACCCTGTCGATTATCGTGTTCTTCCTGGTTTGGAGCAGAAATACGATGAATATCGTGAACTGATCTATATTCTTGCCATTGATGGTAAGGTTGCTAAGATTGGTGGCACCTATGTTGGCATGAAAGGTCGTCATCAGTCCTATAACTGTGGCACTCGCAAAGCACGTGCCAAAGGTACTTGTTCTGTCACTAATTTCAACATCACTGAAGCACAGTATGCTGCTATTTGTGATGGAAAGACTGTAGAATGGTATGTGTTTGATGTTCCTCTTGCAGAGGCAACAATCAATGTTTGGGGTGAAGAAGTGACCTATAATGCCAAGACTTACTACAAGTATGAGTCTGCATTGTGTGAAAAATACAAGCAACTGACTGGTCACTTTCCCATCCTTTCTTCCAATGCTGGTGTAGAGTGATCCAGTTCTAAAACTGGCACAAGCATCATCACCACAGACACAGGAGACCCTATAATACATTTGTTGATTTGAGGCACCTCCCATAGCCACTCGTTCCCGCATTGGTTTTGAACTTGCTGATGGTTCTATCTTGTCTGCTTATTCGCACTGGGATGGTTATCCCGAATGGATGGGTCGCATTCTTCGCACTCACTATAATACCAAAGAGAAAGTTGCTGAGCTGATTGATGGTGGAGATATGAGTTCTCCTTGGACTGATGGGCACTGTGATGACAATACTGATGGTTCTTATGGACCCGAATACTACTCTCAGCGTGGTGAGAATTGCCCTCCTCGCCTTGATGCTGACCTGTGTGAATATCTTCTGCCTGATAATAGCGAAGAATACGCATATGTCTTTCGAAGTGGTGAGTGGGTATGCTATAATATGCACCAGTTTGATGATACCAAACTGCCTGAAGTTGTAGAAATTCCTTCTGGAGCACTGGCAGTTTAGTCTACTTTCTGCTATAATATTCAGGTAATTGAGGGTTTCTTATGGATCTGTCCGAATTGATTGAGGAACTGCGGGAAATTGAAATCTATGGGTCTGAACCAGCAGATTGGTTAGGTTATTTGGGTGAAGACGACTCATGGGTGCCAGATCCAGAACTGGCATACTGACCCCTCAGTGGTGCCTAGGTGCCGCTATAATAAGCACATACGCAACCAACCGATGACCACAACCTTCGCTGACTACGCTGCCCAGCAAGACGCCCGTAATACCATCCAGTTGAATGTTACAAAATGGACTCTGATGCTGTGTGATGCACTCAAGCAGAACTATATTGATTATAGCATTCGCTCCCACGCACTTCGTACTGAAAATCAAGAGTATCACGATGTTTGCATTGAAAAACTGAAGCAAGGCACTTGTGACTATGAGTTCTACCCTGAAACGGGTCGCAAGTATCATAAAATTATTATGAATGCTAACGGGAGCAGGAGCGTCCATTGCTTCATCGACAAACAGACTGGACAAATTTATAAAAGTGCCAGTTGGAAATCCCCTGCCAAAGGTGTTCGTTACGATTTGCGACTGATTGAGCAGCGTGAATGGTTGCTTGAGAATGCCGATTGGAGTGGGCAATATTTATACGCTCGTTGACTAGTATGATTGGAGGTGTTATACTTATAAATAAAGATAAATCACTTCCAATCAGTTATGAAACTTATTCCAAACTACCCCGAATACTCTATCACACCTGATGGTAGAGTATTCTCACACAAAAAACCTGGTGGTAATGGTAGAGGAAAAGTTCTTGATTACTCTTATGAAAGAGAACTAAAACCACAAACAGATAGAAAAGGTTATCTGAAAATCATTCTGGAACAAAATACAAACAGAATGAAACATACAAGTATTCATAGATTAGTAGCAGAGACTTACATTCCAAATCCTCACAACTATGATACAGTTAATCACATTAACGAGGATAAAACTGATAATAGAGTTGAAAACTTGGAGTGGATGAGTAATGCTGATAATGTAGAATATTCACAAGCAAAAACCCGACTGATTGAAACACCAACTGGCGAAACTATTGAAATCACAAATCTCACAAAATGGTGCCGTGAGGTTTTAAATCACCCTTCTTCTGGAACTATGTTAAGGACTTTACGCAATCCTGGAACAACTTGTAAAGGTTATCGCCTTGTGCGCTAACCACTTGGAGAACTGGCACAAGGGGTTGCACAGACCCCTCCAGATGCCCTATAATAACCTTATGTTCAACACACCCACAATGGACAACACCGTTCAAGAACTGACTGTTACCAAGTCTCTGCGTCTTCTGCGTGATGGTTTCAAAAGTGAACTTGCTACCTTTGTGTATGCTGACCATCGTATGACTGAGTTGCTTCACGAACTTGTGACTGAATTTGTTGAAGCAAATATTCCTGTGGTTGATGAAGACACTCGTATGGATCTTGCTATGATGCTTATGGAAACTCTTGATGTGATTGCTCGATGACATTAACTCATAAGATGATCTTCATCTCTTCATTCATTTATTTCTTGCACTGGGGGCAATGTCTTACTTTGAAATGTCTGGATATGGTTACTCTAAACGCACCTGTCAGGATGTTACCACTTGGTTTCTGAATAAGTTTCTTCCACGACATAAGATTGAGGTGGAGATTCTTCATCGTGGTCTGCGTCGTGAGCATGTTTATGGTTATTGTGAAGTTGTGGGAGAATCTTATCGCCCCCGTGAGTTTATGATTGAACTCAACACCTATATGTGTGAGGAGTTGTATATAAAAACTCTTTTGCATGAACTGACCCACCTGCGGCAGTGGGTAGTTGGTTCACTGCGGTTTCGATACGGAAAATTGTGTTATTCTAAAGAACCCGTTGAAAAGTACGACTATTGGCATCAACCACACGAAATTGAAGCACGGGAGCAAGAAGAAACCCTGTATCTTGAGTACCTATTTGAGAAGAATGGGTGGACAGATCATCAAGTCTCACAGTTCTTCTCTAATCGCCTTTGTTCCACTTCATAATCACTAATCATCATGAAACTTGTTGCAATTCAAAATCGCAAGCGTATTATTAAAAACAAAGTGCTTGAAATTCGCAAAGGAATGGAGTATAATTCCAATACTAAGATTGTCAAAGCATTTCCTATTAACTGCTTTATGAGAAAACCACAAGGACCAAAGGAATACTATACAAAAGATGAAATATATCTGCTAATTCATTTGTATGTAAAGCACACAGATCCTACTAATAATTCTGATAATCGTTGGACGATTATTGGAGAGTTTCGCAAGCAATTTGATACTCACACCGATGCTTCTCTTGAATTTATGGTGAATCAAATGAAGAATGTGGATAAGTGGTACAATGCTGATGGAATGAGTTGTGTAACTCGACAACTGCGCGATGGTTTGTATTCATTGTATCCTGATCGTTTTATTCACAATGGTCCTACACTTGTAGAGCATTTTCAAGATGAACCTGAAGAGACTGTGCCAGTTCAGCAAGTGGTCTCATATTTCCCCAATCGCCTCTGCTCTGCCCTATAATTACAAGGTAATCAAGGGAACCACAATGGTCACCGACACCACCCAGGACGCACAACTTCGCCGCACCATTCAGAAAACGATTGAGCAAGAAATGCCGCTGCAACTTCTAAAGCGCATTGTTTATGAGGTGCGTTGTGAAGAACTGGGTATTCGCCCTGATGGTTGGAAACTTTATCCCGAAGACTGATGATTGAAACACTGATCGCTGGACTTACATGTGGCATCGCCACATTCTATGGTGTAGGGGATGGTTTTCATGGCAACACCACCGCAAATGGAGAACGATTTGATGCTTACCGTTGGACTGCTGCTCATCCATACATTCCTATGGGAAGTAAAATTAGAGTCACAAATCAGGACAACGGAAAACAAGTGATTGTGAGGGTGAATGATCGTGGTCCATATTCTCATGCTGACCTGGATCTGTCTTATGCTGCCTTTGCTCACATTTCTTCTCCACGCAAGGGCAACGCTACTGTATGTTGGAGAGTCGTTGGATGAATAAAGACCGCCTTTATCTTACAATCACTCTTGGTGTATTGTTACTACTTGACATTGCCATAGTAGTTGGACTATTATGGCACGGTAAGGCAAACTTTACTGAATTGATCAAACATCTCAAATGAAAAAGTTTCTTTCTATTCTTTTCCTGCTGTGTCCTTCTCCAGTGTTTGCACAGTCTCAGACTGTTGTACAAAAGAAAGAATATCGCTCTTTTACATACGAAACTCCGTGTGCAGTAGAAACACCGACTCAATCAATATCGGATGTGTGCAAGATAGTTGAAACTCGTGAAAAGAGTGGAGCACTTCGCACACGCAACATTTTCTCTAATAGGTTTGGACTTACTATCAAGGGGCGATTTGATAAAGAGAAAGGTTATATGACTTGGGATTCTCATAACAAATATGAATATAAGTGGGAGTATAAAATTGGTGGATCTGGGTGGACATATGTGATGCCAGGTTTTCTACTTGAAAACGTATCATGGGACTGATGACACAACCAATCAAAGAGTTCTTTACTGAACGCGAATGGGGAATCATTCTGGACGCTGTTGAGCAAGAAGGCATGTTAGAAGAGGAAGACTATGCCGATGAATGTGGCATTATTATTGATAAAATTCATTCAATGATGGAGAATTAAGTGACACAACCAAATGTTAATATTGAAATTAGAATTACAGAAATTCCTATAAGTTTAAATGTGCAAGAGATTGGTGTGATTCTATCTGCACTTCAAAATCTTGAACTTGCTGAACAAAATCTTATTGCAAGAGAGTATGGAAGTGTTTCAGCACTGTATCACAAACTCTACGGTTACTGGGAGCGAATGGACACTTCGCAAACTGGACTACGGTACGATGTGGTGCCGTCTTTTTGATCTATACTACTTAAGTAATCGAGGGAGACACCCCATGCAACTGACCTCCACCACTGGCACGATGGTTGTGGACTACTACCCCATCGAAGGTAGCACCAAGTTTATATTCAAAGTGCTCAAGTTTCAAGGTGTTGATACCATGAGCACCAAGTGTATCACCAAGCGTGACTTTGAGCGTGAGTGTGATGAGCGTATTGGTATGGGTTATGAAGTGACTGGATTCAACACTGAAGCAGTCAAAGTGAATCCCATGGCAGGTGCCTGCTGATGAAATTAAAAGTTTGGATTCTCACTGGTGTTGCAGTTGTGATTGGTTGGAATGTATCTCTCATTCAACGTGATCAAGCAATGTTTGATTCTTACAATCGCTGCCTTTCTGCTCAGTCCTGTTCAAAATGAACGACGAAGACATTTCACAATTTATGAAAGCATTTGAGGACTTTATGAAACATTCTGAAGTAGAGCAATTGAAGTATGAGGTTCGAATTGATAATGTAAATGTTGTTATCCCAGAAGAGAATCAACTGATTGCTTCTTATGAATCAAAAGCAGCAGAATTAGAAGTGACTGTTGATTATTACATGGCAGAGTTTATCTAATGAATCAGAAGACAAAGTTAATTCTGGCACAAATGCAGGTTGAGAACATCTATGAACTTCTCAGTGATGGACCTTATGCTGCTTTCTTTGCTTCTCATTTATTACCAGTTAAATTTGAGATTGATCGGCAAATGTCTCTCTTGACAAAGACCAACTATTACACTAAAATTGAGGAGTCCTAAAACACAAAAAATGAAATCTCTTTATATTGTAGACTACTGGGTTCCATTTCCATCTTCTGAGTATGGTGGTTTAATTAATCTGATTGCAGAATCTGATACTGAAGCATTTACTCTTCTATCAAAGGAGCAATCGTTTGATGATCGTTATACTCATCTGATTATGGAAAGAGTTGTGAATGCACAGAAGTTTGCCCTACAGGATGATTATGAGTCTGGACTTCTGGAGGCATTTACAACGTGACACAACTTTATCGTATTGAAGAATTATTCTCAAGTGGTTGGGCATTGATTGAAGAAGATGCCAAGCAATTAACAAAAGAACAGTGTGATCTGCTTCTCAATAATTATTTGTCTTTAGGTTACAATCCAAAGTATCTCCGTGCAGTCCGTGACAATTGAGTTTCCTCACAAACCACCGAAAGGTTATTCTTATGAGTATGAACAGTTCAAAAGAAATCTCATTGCCATCTGGATTCGCAACTCTGCTACTTTTGATTATAACCTTGGTAAGTCTGTGCGGTCAATTTGGGGATTCTATGATTCCAAGAAAAGAGTATATCATGCCCCCATCAACTCAAGTACAGTTGGGAACGTTGTTAGTATAAAGGACACAAGTCCATACTCTGCTATGATACCTAAACTTACTCCACTTGAATCTGCATTTGTATGAAGTATGAATCATTTGCCGAAGGTTTAGAAGTGACCTATCGTAATATGACAGGGACAGTACGTTTTATCTCTTCAAGTTATATTACTATTTGCATGAGATCATTTAACGTAAAAGCAAAGGATGTGTGTGTATTGATATATCCAGAACATTGGAAAGAAGTAGAACTTATTCATGGTAATCGACAGTCTTATGAAAAGTAATAAATCATTATGGAGGTACTTTGCAAAAGCATTAGGAGAGAAAGCATCCAAGTGTGATAAGGAAAGTGATATTATTGCGGGTATTCGTACATTTATCTTTCTTACATACTTAATCACTAATGCTTTTATTGTTGCAGGTGTTATAAGACATTGGAATGATCAAACAGAAATTGAAGTTTTTATTGAATCACCTTATGAAGTACCAAGTCGTTTACCTCAAGAACAAGAAAAAGAGTCAATCAAAACAAATCGCAACTTTCTATAATATTGAAGATGCTACTCATTGGGAGAAGTATATTAAACAACAAGGATGCACTCATACTGAGATCGTACCTGTATTCTAAATATCATTACATTCTCAAGTATAAAGATGAAGACGTTCTTTCAGTTTATGGAGCAGATTCCTACACCACAACAATCAAAAGTTGATGCTGCAAAGATTAAGTCAAATGCTTTAGCAACAAGGCAACATAATCGTTATGCTAATCTTCAACGTCTTCATACTACAATGCATTTAGCACAGACAGCAGCACAAGAGAAAAAGGGTATGAAAGGTTAAAAAATCAATAAAAAAAGGTTAAATTTAATTAAAAAGGTATTAAAAAACATATATTGCTGTTTTATTTGATTCTCAATAAGTGTTATGTTATTGAGAATCAATTGAGTATTATTGTTGAGAATAGAGTCTTCTAAGTGCTTATAAATCCCTTCTAAGTGCTTATAAATCCCTTCTAAGTGCTTATAAATCCCTTCTAAGTGCTTATAAATCCCTTCTAAGTGCTTATAAATCCCTTCGGGTCTTGTGACCTTTACCTGTATATCATAAGACGCGCAGTTTGTCAAGCCCCACGGCGGCGAAAATTTCCCCCGACCCACACAGTTTTATAAGATCTAGTCGAGATATAATGTTAGTATTATAACACAATCTCGACGAGAATACATATATACTCTTATAAATCTCGACGAGACTCACATCTAGATTAGATTGCATCTCGTCGAGATTTGTGCTATACTCATACAGTCACTCACAGGATCTCGACGAGCTATGTACGACGACTACGATCTCGACTATACATACAGTAACGATTATGGACAAGATCTCGACGAGTATACACAAGATCTCGACGAGGATTATGCACGAGATACACATGATCTCGAAGCACTTGCATATCGTCATTATGCATGATATAATCTAGTACACATACACATCTAGACACCTATGCTAGCACAAAAGCGCATCATACAGGTTACACTAGACATCATGTGTTATGATGATCTAGATCTAGATGATATTAAATGGCGTGAGTTATTGCAACTCGAACCTGGGGAAGATCTCCATTGTAAGGTAAAAGAGTTCGATCCGTTCGAGTAATGTGCCAGTTATAAGCTTGGCACAAGACCCTCATTCTCAATAAGGGTTTCTTATTGAGAATGAATATTTTATGGTAGGAGGAGTGGCGATGCATTTTCGTCAGCAGGGATACCTCTCCCCTCATTGAATTTCTTATAAGATATCAGCAAATCGGTTCCTGATCAAGGGGTCTTGTGCCAGTTTGTCTAGTGGCACAAGAGTGGTTGCAACATGCCACGTGATGGGTTATGTTACCTTCGTCGTCGCAATTGACCCCGATGGTGTTTCTCACTCTGCCGCATTATGGTTGCATCTTTACACTTTCTCAGGAAGATGGTGATGAATTGTATTATGCCCCAATCTACGCTGATGGTAGTGTAAACCTGGGAGAGTTTGCACCTGTTGATTTAGAATCTGCTGATATGGATGAGATGGAATTGTTTGATATTCGTAACCGCTTGGTTGATATGTGCCAGGTGTGAAAGTGGCACAAGGGCACTTGATTAATTGCTGATACCATGCCATACTACATTCGTTGCTGAGGGAAACTGATGATCGTCGATTTCAACAACTGTCTTCAACGTAATTTTGAAGTTCTGCAAGATATTTGTGCTCATCGTGTTGAAATAGCAAACTTTGTATTGAACTTTCAACGTGAGGAAGATTATGAGGATCGTATGTACTATGAAAGCGAGATTCGTCATTACAAACTCTATGATGTGTGACACCTGATTAACTGGCACAAGGGGGGGTTGCAATGCCCCCCGATTCGTTCTACATTACATTTGTTCCTGAGAGGCACACCATGTTTGACGAACTCTGGTCTGAGATTCAAGATATGCCTGGTGAGATTTTTGATATGGACATTCCCGAACTTCGTGATACTGAGAAGTTTGATGTCAATGAGTACCTGAACGCAAACTACGATTACTGATGAACACAATCAGTCGGCAACATTGGGACACTCTTTATACCAAACTCTACGATGCGTATGAAGAGTGTTCTAAGAATTATGATGAAACTTACCGTCAATTTATCGGTGAGATTCTCGATCATATGATTAACAACAAAAAGTATCTTAACATCAAATGACAATCAACCGCGAACAACTCATCGAAGATTATGCCTCTCTCATCGTAGAGGGGATGGATGTGGATACTTTGGTTTCGTTCGCTTATGATACTTTGGTTTCAAATCTTGAGTCCTATGATGATGCCGAACTGATTAAAGAGGTTACAGAATACAATCCCGAACTGCTGGAGGATGTGACAGTAGACTAAGTGGCACACTGAACCCCCCCAGAGGCACCGCTGACCCCTTACAATAGTCTCATGAAAAACACACACCTTGAGCACCCCGAAGATACCATTCTCACGGGTGACCTTTCTGTTCTGGATTGGTTCGTGAATCCTGGCGCCCTGAGTGTTAAGATTGACGGTGCGCCTGCTATTGTTTGGGGCACGAATCCTGCCACTGGAAACTTCTTCGTTGGCACTAAAAGTGTGTTCAACAAAAAGAAGATTAAGATCAACGAATCTCACGAGGACATTGATACAAACCATGAGGGTAATGTTGCACAAATTCTTCACTGCTGCCTGGATTCTCTGCCTCGGGTCGATTCTATCATCCAAGGTGATTTTATCGGGTTTGGTGGATGTAACGAATACACTCCAAACACAATCACCTATCAGTTCCCAGAGGTAGTTTCTGAGAGCATCATTGTTGCTCCTCATACACTCTACCGTGCTGAGAATGACCTGCGCGATGCTGTTGCCGAACCGCTGAACATTCGCCTGGAGTCTACTGCTCACGTTCGATTCGTTCAACCTAAAGCATACATCCTTCACAATCAGGAATCCTTTGCTGATGTTGAGGAAGTGGTAAAGTTCGCCCGTCAGATGTCTACTGCTGTTCGGTTCGTGACTGATAAGAAAGCAGCAGACATTAAGAAGCAACTTAACGCTTTCATTCGTGCTGGTGAGCAGGTTACTGTGGAGAATGTGAATGAGTTTGATTGTGACCCTAACCTGCTTGGATTGTGGGCACTGGTTAAATCTATCAAGGATGATTGTTTGTTCCTCTGCCGCAATGATGGTCCTGCCGCTTATATCAACGGCAACCGAATTGATGCCGAAGGTTATGTGATGACCAATGAGTTTGGTATGTTTAAACTGGTGAATCGTGAGGTCTTTTCTTATCACAATTTCAACGCTGGGCGCTTTCAGTGTGCCAGATGAACAAGTGGCACAAGACCCCTTGTGCTGACCCCCTGCCCGTGCCATACTACGTTTGTTGAGAGGGAGACCCCCCATGCGTAAGATCGAACGCCTGATGAATGCTGCTATCACTGCAGGCAAAGAC